AACAACTGTATTATCCAAACTATCTGGGTTGACCCACGGATCATAACCATACCCAGTGCCGTCGTCTGCAACAATAAAAGCGTCATCCAGTTCTGGATCATAGCTAATATGCAAACCAGAGGCTCTGGTGTTACCATTGCTAATCAACTCTAAACTGCTTCGGTAGAATTTAGATGGCCCACTTGAGAACCGAACTTCAGAATTCCCAGAAGACTGTATGTTAAGTATTGTCTCTGGAAGAATAGGGGCTTCTCCGGAGGCGTGAACTATGTTTGTAATGCCAACAAGGCCGGACTGAGCTGTGGTGCCACCATTTCTGAGTATAGAAACGGCTTCAAATACTCCAGATTGGCCATTGTCTACATGTATTGATAGTCTATCTTTCATTTATTTATTCCTGATCAAATTCATCGTGATAAACGATACTAAAGCCGCGGATGCCTAGGGAGGTTTTAATTCTACTTGCTAACCGATGGGTAATCTTGACGCCTGAGTCAACAGTTCCGTGCATAATAGAGTGATTATAACCTGAAGGGTTACCATCAGCACCGAGGTGCGTTCCAGAGCGAGAAATAAAGTTTACATCCTGAAGCGTTGTATAGTTGTTATTTACGTGTGACTCTTGTCCTACAACAACTCTTTGGCCAGACACTTCGTGTGGCTCTAAGAAGATGCCCATGCATCCGCTTTGAATGACATTTGCTAATTTATTTCTACCCAGAACTCTTTCGCCAATAAGGGCTTTTCCACTTTCTAGCTCAAGGGAAATGTTTGACTCCCACCTTGAACGCGAAAACGGATTGTCTACATCTAAACAATCTAGTGCGGGGTCTGGATATCTGTAAATAAATCTATAATCCCTACGGTAAGTCGCACCGCTAGAGTGCACTTCTAACCCAGCACCATCTAGAGATGTGTCGTCAAGAAATCCACACACAGAGGAGTTGTGAAAACCCTCGTCGGCAGGGTCGCAAAAACCGCTCGTTGCCAAGTGTAGGGTTTTACAATCATATAAGCATTCTTGTATTGTTGAGTATTGCAGATCATTAACTGTTAGGTTACCGCTAACGATTACATCGTTTAGGTATGCATCCCACTTCAGATTTGGGTGACCTAGGGCATATCTCTCATCTATACTGGGTACTAGGTCTCCATAGACAGTAAGCTTTCCATCAGCTACGTTTTGTGCTACACCGGAAGGTTGACCCCCAACGCCAACCGCCCCACCAGAAAAGAAGACTTCATCGTTAATAGAATTCCACGGGTATTGACTTTTACCCAGAGAAAAGGAACCGCTAATGGAGGGGGAAATATCTCCAGAAACCTGAACCATCCCGTAATTATGTAGGACGTTAACTCCAACTCCCAGCTTATGACTAGCGGGATTTAAGTCACCAAAGAGAAGGGGTGAACCACCGCTTGCTACTGGTATGCCATCAACACACAGGCTACCAGAGCCAATGCCAAAAGAACCTAAATAAAACTTATAGTTGTCACTTTTTCCGACATAATATCCGGCACCGTGACCAATAGCTATATTAAAATTGCCCTCTTTGCCATTGTTTAGGGAGTAGTTACCTATCCCCACGTTCCCAGAACCATCCGTATTACCAGCTAATGCCTGAAAACCAACCGCTGTATTATTACTCCCAAACAGGTTACAAGAAAGAGAGTGGGAGCCAAGGGCGGTATTTTCTACTCCGTTGTAATTGCCCCTTAGTGAAGCATATCCAAAAGCAGAGTTATCTACACTAGACCTTCCAGCCAAAGACATGTTACTGAGTGCATAGTCACCACCCCTCGTTGTTCTCATATCTGGAGTAGAGAAGTTTAAAGTATTTATCTCTTTTCCGTCTAGAAAGTTGTTGACGGAATCGACAATGTTTGTTAAACTTGTTCTAAGGTCAAGAGGGGAGATTTCTTGAGTGGAGTTATCTGGAAGAAGTGCATTTATAGAGCTAATATACTCTGATTTTGTTAAAATCATGGTTTAACCTATTTAAAGCTAATTTGTAATGTGGAGGAGTCGAATTTTACTGAGTCCCCTTTATAGATAATCCTAGGGTTGTTTAGTTCTGCATACATAAGCATGTTTCCTGAGCCAGTTTGTCCAGAATCGCAAACAGCAATCCCAGAGACCCATCCCCAGTCCGTAAAGGCATTGGAAAAGATAAGCGTATTGCTATTTTTTATTAGCCCGCTTCCCGCATTGTGATCGTCTATATCGTACGTCCAATAAAAATCACCACTAGCAGTTCCTCCTGCTGAGTCATTGGGTCGTCCTAATACGTATCTTCTATAGCCAGTATCTACACCGTCTAGAGTTTCTGGCAACTCAGGTATAGTTTCACCTGTGTCGGACTCGCTCGGGACACCACTACAGAGAGCAATTGTGACACCACTAGGTTTATTAAAATCTTGCCCTCTAAAGATGTGGTGGAGTAATCCAGATTCCAAATAATCTGATAAAGCTGTCATAAGGTATTTTCCCTTTTGTTAAAATCCTGCTGTAAAACGCGAATTACAATGTATTATACACAAAAAAAGAGCCACCCCCGTTAATACGAGAATGGCTCTAAGTAGAAAGTTAACTACTTTATTAGAGGGAGCCTAAGATAACACGTCTGTTATCAAGAACGCCAAATCCAATTTCAGCAAATCCGTAGTAACCAGCACGTTGCTGTCTATGGAGAGCAGGATCTTCAAACACTTCCAACTGCTGTTTCATTGGCATGACAAAGCTGTCTTTCGACGACTGATCAAGACCAACTACTAACTCAAGGTCAGAAGCTTGAACGGCACCACCCAATCCATCAGTAAAGAACGTTTGATACTCTTGACCTTCTCCGAGCTCATCCAAATCGTGAAGATTAACACCAAAGATTCTGGTGATGGGAGCACCACCTTCAGAAGCGGTATAGATCTCACGACGTGTGACTTCGTCAATCTGATCGAGACCCCAGTTTCGAACATCTTCCAATGCCTCTGGAGAAACGTAAAGATCTGTTAGGCGGCCACGATTGGCAGAGCCGGTGTTACCACCAGCATTTCGACGCATAACAGTTTGCATCAGAGAAACAAGTCGCTTGCTAAACAAGCCAGCGGTAGCATCGCCATCGTAAACTAAGATATTACGATCAACACCAGCAGCAAGCAATGTGTGCCACCCGTCGTCGTTCATCTTCTTCACGAAGCCAGCTTCCAAAACTTGCATGGCACGAGCAGCCACATCCCAACGAGCTTCACGAGCAAAACGAAGCAAATAGTCAATACTACTTGTAATGCTGTAAGTAGGAATTGACACATAGTCACTTTCTACTGCTCTTTCAGGAATACGACCATGACCAGGATTCGTATAGGCAACGTGTTCGCCTTCGAGACCTGGGGAAATTAAGTCAAGCGGATACTCGGTAGAGGCACCCGGTTCAACACTCATGGTTTCAAAAATATCACCAAGGATATTTCCAAGAAGAACGCCCTTACGTAAGGGTAGCTCTAAGGCTTTTGCAAACTCACGTTGTGCTGCATAAGCCACGTTCTGATCACTATCGCCAGTTCTTTTCAGAAGTGCGATAAATTCATCACTAGGTCTTTCTGTGTATGACATTGATTTATCTCCTTTGAGATTAGATTATGGCGACTTAGTTAGCACCGTGATTAGGAAGGTTAATGTAAACTTTAGCGTAACCGTCGGCGTCCTTGCGGGACATAAAACGGCCAATAGCCAAGTTTCCAGAAGCGACAGCGTCGGCTGCGACGTTTTCAATCGTGCCTATCGTCTCTGAGGCATAGGCTAAATCGCCTGCCTTAGGAGTTCCGGTAACGTTACTTGTCACAACCCAACCGCGAGTCATAACGGTAACCTTGCCACCCAACTGAACTTCATCTTTATATTGATTCAGGTGAGTTCTGGTTAAATCTTTGTTGACAACATCATTAAGCATGATGCCGACGGGAACGTCTGTGACAGCCGCTGCTTGCGGTGAACAGGTATTTTCGCCCTGATCCATACCCGCCCCTGAAGCACCCGCAAGTGCCGCAGCATCCAAACAAACAACCATTCCTCGAACGCCAGTGACGGACGAGAAGAAGCTGATATCTGTTGATTCTTCATATCTATCTGCTTTGAGAGCCATTTTCTATCTCCTTATTAAATTTATGATTTACTTTACTTGTTAGAAAGTACGTGATTAGCAAACCAGTCAGCAACGCTCGCTCTGGTTGTTTCGAGTTCATCTACTTCTTCAGACTCAACCAATGTTGCTTCGGAAGATTCTAATTCCTCAAAAGCCTCCGCTGTAACTTCAGCTTCGACCTCTTCAGCTTTAGCGTCCTTTTCTTTGTCTTTGTCTTTATCTTTGTCTTTATCTTTGTCCTTCTTTTTCTTATCGAACCAGTCAAACTTGGCAACGATTGCGTCAAACGCTTCATCACTAAGTGCTGAGTAAAGATCGAGGGACTCTTCAGCTTCTGCGTCGTTAAAGCCTGCCTCAACAAGGCTAGCTAGACGTTTTTGCTGTCTCTCTTGCTGTTTTTGCTCTTCTAAGGAATTAATTGCCTTAGTGAGCTCTTCTGATCTTTGAGCCAAAGAATCTTCAAGTTCGGCAATATTAGCCTTTTGATTTTTAATGGTCTCTTCTAGACCAGAAGTTTCTTCTTTGAAAGCTTCGACTTTGGAGGCAAACTCTGTGTCTTTTGCCTCTTCAATCTGTGCTTTAATGGCTTCATTTTCAGACTTAGCTTCAACGAGCTTAGCCTGCAATTCGATCAGCTGTTTTTCCAACAGTGTTGAATCTGACATATTAAGATCTCCTACTATAGAAAGGTTAGAATTCATCCCTGTTACATTAAATTGTGCCGTGCTTTTACTGTTTAGTATAACACTTCTAGGGTTGGCGGGTTTTGAAACCAACCCTTTACCGGAAAACGAGATGTTAGATAGAGCACGCCCCACCTTGTAATCTTCGTACTCACCAGAACCACCGTAGGCCCTGAGGTGTTTTGTTAAAAATGCGGAATCTTCGCCTCTAGCTAAGAGTGTCTTTTTGCCATCTGAACCAGTTAGAGCGTAATCAAAACCAGAAAAAAGGCACTCCATGGAAACGAACCACTCGCCCTTTTCTATTTCAGCTATGATTTTACTCATACGCTCTCTGTTTTCTGTTTCAGTCCAGCTATTGTAAATAACCGCTTGAGTTATAATATCAAACTCTTCCGGCATAGCTTCGTCGTCAGCAACAGATTTTCCGTTCTTATCTAACACATAACTACCAGTGATATGTCCGATAATGTCATTCTCGTCGTGCATGAAGTTAAACTGTTTATCTTCAGGCGTGTTTCTAGCAGACCAAGTAGCTTCGCTTAAAAACACGTCGTCATTTTTGTTCCAACCAGTAGAAACCAAGACGGATTCTAGATAGTGTAGATCAATCTGATCTTTGTTTTCAGCAAGAATTTTATTTAAAATATCTTGATCTTCAATAGATTCTTCTGCTCCCGCAGCGGGAGTTTTATGTATTGTAGCTTCTGAAAAATACGCAACGCTGGCAGTGCTTTTAACAAGCTCTCCAACGCCGTCGTCTATTTCTTTTTTGAAAATTTTTATAGTCATAAGTTCACCTCAAACAATTATACACAAAAAAATTAAAACTTTAAGAAAAACCCTATTTTTATGAAAAGAAGTCCTCAACAAACGTGGCTACTACCGCCTTTTTGTATGCCCCCATAGTCATTGTGTCGGGGGATATCTCGGATTCCTTTAGTGTATTTTTAAATCCTTGTGGTGTTTTTTGACTTGAGGTTAGGGCGTTAAGGATGGTGTCGTCAGTAATTTTAGCCATAGGCTCCAAGTTGCTCAAAACCTGTATTTTAAGGTCTTCTAGCTCTATTGACTCAGACTTAGTTAGCTGACGCATGTTTGATTTACCCTTGGTTCCTAGGTAGGCCTTGGAAATACAAGACAGGGAATCAAAGGCTGTAGATGTCCAAACAATCATATCTGCTAGGCCCGGTTTGGACTTGGGAGTTTCTACCCTTTTCTTCCTAGGCTTTTCGTCCTGCTTGAAGGGTGGTCGTCCATTTTCTTTAACCTCTTTTGAATCCTTCTCTATCTTGCTGACCTTAGCTTGTTTGTCTATTTTCTCAATCTCCTGCTTGTGATTAGCATTGTGAAAAGGACTAGCTTTGTCCGGATAGGAATCGTTGTCCCTTTCCTTCTGTTCTCTTTTGAGACGCATTTTCTCAACAGACGGAACTTCCTTGAATCTTTCTAGGATAGTTTCATGACTAATTATATCCCTATCTGCTAACTGTATAAGTAGGTTCTTTTCAGCAGTTTCATCTGACAGGCTCATTTGATCAAACACTACATGTGCTGGTTTTCTAAAGCCCATAGCTTTTCTAACGGACTCCAATTCTTTTTCCCAGAACTTGGTGAGCTGATCCCGCCCATATTGGAGTCTTTCAACTAAGGTCTTGAGTGAAATGAAGTTGTTTGTAAATCCACCGCCATTACTAGCCATTCCCGTCAGGGTAGGGGGTACACCAAGACCAGCGTAGATACTGTTAAGTACGGATTCGTATTTTTCAGAACCAAGGAACTTATACACTTGACTGTTTGATTCGGTGTAGGTTAATTCTGGTCCCCAAACCAACTCCATCGTACCTCCCCCAGTATTGCTAGCTAAAATATTCCGTAACTTATTAATAGCCGACTTATTGGGAAGTATCTTGTGGTCTAGACTACCTAGTGTCCACAGTCTAATATTAGAAATGGCACCGTCTAACGCAGATAGATCGGCAAGCCGCATCTTTTCTAGCATTATGATATCATCAAGAATAGCATACACTAAGGGGTGTGACCACTGTTGCCAATCATCTTTTTTGTAGTAAAAAACAGAAAGTCTTTCGGGGTCGAGTACAATTTTCTTATCGCCCCTCTTAATGGCCTGCTTGACGTTGGGGGGTAAAGTTTCAAGGATGTTGGCTGGAATTGCACCGTTTTTAAAGTTGTCAAAAAAGGAACCGGCTTGAATTTGAAAATTCTTTTTACCTAGGAATAAGCTAATGTCTCCATCTTTCATGTCAATCGTTAGCGGGTTAAAGAAATTGTACCTCCAAGGTATGACAGAGTTTTCGACGGTGGGGATTTCTACAGTTATATCTTGCCCAAGCGACTTTATGTATTTTTTGATGTCGGGAGTTATATTTGCATAGCTTTTATAGGTAAAGACTTGGCCAGTGCGATAGAGGTTGTTTAAAAATCTTTCAGACCTTTCTTTCCCCTCTACCTTCTTGAACCACTGCTTGAAGAACTTCTCAACGCCCTTGTCTTCGTGCACCACGTTTATGCCTTGGCTTCCAAAGTCGCCCATAAGGTCAATTATATTCCTTATGATACCCACCTTGTCGTATGCATCCATACACATCTTTATAATGCGTTTTTGCTTCCGTGGAACTTCTTCTTCTGGTCTAAAGGCGTAGTAATCCTGACTAGTAAATCCAGGTCTTACAGATCTGTTAGACTCGATGTCTAGAAAACCTCTGTGATTAGCACGGGAAATTCCGTCATAAGCATCTATCGAGTCTGAAAATTGTTCAAAGGCTTTAGCCTTACCAGAGGTGTCGTTGTCGTTCCAGGTTATAAAAGGATCATTAGGCATGAGCGTTTCCCATCAACAGTTGGATTGTAATTGGATTGTTATTTAATTATACACAAAAACTTAGTAAACTCCGTCCATACCTTCCGTAAACCAATTTGGTCCAGAATATGGGTTTCCTTTAGTCTTCAATTCTTTAGATACGGTTGCAAAACCTCCGTAAAAATTGTAATCCTCTGCTTCTGGCATTCTAGCTAAAGTTCTAGCGGCCATGTTTGCCATGATCAAGGCGGAGTAACGATCTTTTCTTAGCTTACCCTTTTTCCCAGTCCCTATAACAGTTTCTGGTGTGTCCCATTTGTCTCGACCGCTAGGGGTTTGGGTTATCTGTATCATCGTTAACTCATCTTTGAGATCTTCAATTTCCATAACGCATTGTTCGAGAGTGTCAAAAGCTCGACCCTTTAGACCGTCTTCAGCGTTAGAGATCCCTAAGGTAACGGAGTCAAACATGGGGAAGAGGATTGATTTATCCTCAAGGTCTTTTCTTAGTCCATGGTTTGATTCAGCTAACCAATCGTACTTAGCAAACTGACACATTTCTAGAATATGCAAACCTCTCTCGTCGTCCGTATCTTTTGGCTTATCGTCGTCTATCGTAGGCCAGATTGCAACCTCTCCATCTTTAATCTTGTCTGAATCATGCAGAGACTCCATGACTGCAATGCCTCCACCTTGAGCGTCCATTGATATGTGTACGCATGGGAATATTTTCATGAGATCTCTAATCTTCCTTGAGCAGTATGCATAGAAATCGCTTTCTTTTGAGAATCCGCTCTTAACTTTTTCCTTGTGCTCTGACCTATTGGTTGTCCAACAGTGAACTATTCTTCTGTGGTTTTTATGTAACTCTAAAACAACTATACTAAAATTGTCTACTTCTGACGCGGGGTCAACACCAAAGATATATGCCTTGTCTGAATCGCCCATTAGTTTTGCGGGAAAGGATATAAGCTCTCCTTGAAGATCTTTAATTGGCTGCTTATCGGTGTACTTCTCATCTGTAACGCAGGACTCAATCAAGGTACGCTTGAAAAAGCCCTGAGAGTCACGTGTAAAGCACGCTCCGAACTCCATTTGATAGATACCAGCATGAACTGTGGCCTTTGATCTAGCGACCTGTGCGGCATCCATAAAGCCTTCTGGTAAAAGCTCGTATGGAACCCTGATTACAGAATAATCTTTCCAGTCAAAATCTTTAGGTGGATCATCGCCACCAAAAACATCTCTGAGTCTCGACCTTTGACCCCTACTATTTATTATATCTTTCCACTTTTTCCAGTACGTGGCAAAATGGTTAAAATCATAATAAGCAGTTCCCGAGAGTATGATCTGATTGTTCTTGCTGACTGGTGCGTCCCCCTCAGTTTCCATGGGAATCCCGAGCTCAACCGCCCTTTTCTTTGCTGCAACTCTCTTTACGTTATCTATGGGGTCATGTGTAACGGCGGCAAAACCAGCTACAACGGTTTCAAAAATATCCCTAGGTATTGATGCAAATTCGTCACTTATAATATCGTTAGCACGTTGTCCACGAATTTTTTGTCCATCACCCAGAGGGAGGCATGTTACGCGAGACTTGTTTATACGCATAACACAGCGGTCAACATCTCGCCTTGGCCCACTGTTTCCATCGCATAAACTTCTGAGTATCGGAGCATTATTCCAGATAGTTTCCATGTACTCGAACAAAACCTTAGACTGCCTAAAGGCGGCACCCACTACTACAACTTTTCTCTCAGGGATTAACAAAGCACGGATCATCGCATACAGGGATAGGATAAAAGACTTACCAAAACCACGACTAGCAATTAACATGGGGAACCTTCTATTCCACATTTCACATAAAAATAAACCTTGCGATGGTAGTATGTTTATATTGAATACATGTCTGCATAAAAAGGAGAAGTACTCTGGTCTAGTCATTAACCATAGAATTCTATAGTGATAGTCGTCCTCGTTGAAGTTGACGATATCAAACGGGTTTAATAATTCAGAATCACTTACGTCTAAATTCAACCAAGCTTCGTTTATATCTTTTAAATTACTTTCCATTTATATCCTCTTAGTGTTACAGCCTATTTTAAGCTGTTGATGTTAGTACATTTTCTTGTGCTAAGCACATAGTCTGAAAGACCATAATACACAGCCTCGTTGGCGTCTAGGTACCAATCTCCCTCTTTGAATTTTCTTTTAAGGAAGCTTTCAACCTTGCCGCGAGAAAGTTTTGAATAACGCTCCTTGAAATACTTTCCAGACATGCACGCGTCTATATATATGTCCAACATCTTTCCTGTTTGTCTCTTCTCAAACGCTGCACTCTTCTGAAAGTCTAGGTAACCCCCTTCGTAACCGCTAGAACCAAAATGGCACATGAAGTATGCGTTTGGTGTCAACACCCTCTTGTCGGCCGCCTGTAGTATAATACTACTCATAGACTCCGCTTGTCCATAGGCAATAATTGTTACGTAAGACTCGCAAGCGACAATCGCGTCAAAAATGGTCATGCCGTCACCCCAGCTACCACCAATACTACTCATATGTATAATAATGGGTTCGTGGTTAATCGTGTCTAGCATGCGGATGTTTTTATAGAAAGACGCCGCCATCTTGTAGTCAACTCCAGGATCCTCTTCACTATTGGCTATGTAACTATGTAAATATAATTCCCTATTCCTAACGTCAACTCCGTAGGTGTTGATATCAGATATTGCATCTGTGTCGATACTCACTTTTTTCTCCCTATAGAATAGAACTCGTTTATCCTTTTTAGTATACTAGAAACTACAAGTTTCGCATTTTTTCTATTGCCGCAAAAGATTACGTGGATGTCATCATACATTTGGAACTCTATTAGCATCTTGAGCATGTACTTGTTGGTAATTACGATGGAGTCCCATTTTTCCTCCGGTATGTCCGATCTCTCGGGGAAGTCCATCACATCTTCTAGAGTGAACTCCAGTACGAGGAACTTAAAGGGGAAATCTTTCATCCTTACAATTTCAGCCATAAACCTGCGTTTATCCTTGCCGAGATTGATTGCCAATTCGGAAACTCTCCCTTTCCTTTCAATGCAAATCTTGTCTTCAAGGCCTTCTAGGGAATAGTCTCCAGTGTCGAGCTTTCTGACGACCATGCCGTCGCACTGGTGATATCTACCATTAAACTTTTCAAAGGTGTAGCCTTCTTGTTCTCTAGTGTCTTTAATAACTGTGTATGCGGGTGCTTTAGGCATTTTTGTTTCTCACTATTTCTTTGAACAAATTCTCGTAAACATTTTCGTGTCCAGTCACCTGCTTGTGGCAAGAGTAACATAAGGTAATACCGTTGTCAGTTTCATATCTGAGGGATGAGGCTGACGCCCACTTCGTTATGTGATGAGCTTGCAGTCTCCTTTTAGACCTACATCTTGGCATCTGACAGGTAAATTTGTCTCGACGTTTTACCTTCATTCTCCAGTCTTTGTAGATCGGGTCATCATAATTTCTTCTCATCTTTACAGTAAGCCCTTGTTATTCTAATATCCAGAAGGAGTTGTTTAATTAAAAGTGCCGTCTCTACGCTGTCGTCTTGTTTAAGTACGGTTTCGGAAAATTTGCAATAAGCCAAATAACAAGCCTCGTCGGGGTCTGCCGCTTCAACAAAGAGAATGGGATACTCAGAATTGAACTCTCGTAGTTTAAATTCTCGTAGTCTACTCATTACTAAGGAGCAATCTAGTTGTATCACATATATCTTCATTACGAATCGTGGTCCACCATTAGTTTAACTAGGTCTTCAAAGGAGTGTTTTGGTTCCCAACCTAGCCTTTGTTTAGCCTTAGCGTTAGACCCTCTTAAATAATCCACTTCGGCTGGTCTGTAAAACCTTTTATCTACAACTACAAAACTTTCCCACTCGTCGATTCCAATCAGTTTAAACGCAACGTCTAAGAACTCTCGGATTGTATGAGTCTCTCCAGTGCAGATAACGTAATCATCTGGGACATCCTGTTGTAGCATCAACCACATTGCTTCTACATAATCCCCCGCATACCCCCAATCACGAAACGCCTCTAGGTTTCCCAGTCGAAGCTTCGGGAATTTGGAGTAAAGAACTCCCTCTGCTGATTTTGGGTATATTTTAATGTCATCTTCTGAGAAGGTTAGGTCAGAAAAATCTGTTTCATCTTTGTAGGTCGTCTTCCATCTCAAGAAGTCTCCGATCCACTTGGTTATTTTCCTTGTAACAAAGTCTTCTCCTCTTCTGGGTCCCTCGTGGTTAAATAATATACCAGCACTAGCGTGAAACCCGTACCCTTCCCTGAAGAGCCTAGTCATATAGTGTGCCGCACATTTAGCAATAGCGTATGGTGACTGAGGGAGGAACTTGGTGTCTTCGTCTTGATATTTTTCTACGGATTGCGTACCCTTATTGTCCGCAAGTGGTAATTTTGTATCAAAAGAGGAGCCAAACATTTCGCTAGAACTAGCTTGGTAAAACCTCGCCTTGGTCATTGCAAGGTCTGACATGGACTGTAATATATTTAAGCATCCTTTACCCGTGACATCCCAGGTGAGAGCAGGCTGTTTGAAAGACACAGCGACGTGTGACTGTGCTGCTAGATTATAGATTTCATCTACATTCTCGTGTTTTTTAAGTATCTGAATAACACTGTGTGCGTCAGTTATGTCTCCTTGAATCAGTTCAAAATTTGGATCGTCAAGTACGTGCTTGATTCTAGGTGTGCTGTCTGTGCTAGTCCTTCTGATCACCCCGATAACATGGTAGTCCTTCTTTAGGAGTAGATCGACTAGGTGGCTGCCGTCTTGCCCCGTTATCCCAAAAATTATTGCTTTCTTCATTTGGTTTCCCCTTAATTATCCTTTTGTTGTATCCGGTGTTAAAAATGGCTGATCAACAGTTTCGTCGCTATACTTATGATACTCTGACAGCCGCTCCTTTTCCTTTTCCATGGCCAGTTTCATTTTCTCCATCTCTAATCCGTAAGCACGGGTGACTTCTGGATTACTAATGAGGTAGGCCATCCAACTTGTAAAATTTTGCTTACTATCTTCTAGTCTCTTAACACGCTGCTCTCTAGTTGCTTTCATTTCTTTAAGCATGGAATTCTTCTTGGTCTGTAATTCCCTATAGTCTTTATTAAGAGATTCTTGTGAGGCCTTCAGAGAGGCCACCTGACGCTCCATGTTAAACAGTTCGTCCGAATCTACCTGATCCCTATCGCGTTGCCTCTCCACGCCGATGAGGACCTCTAGGGCCGCTATCTGCTCTATGCTGTCCTTGTTATATTTCAGGGAACGGTTCATGAGCAATTCTAGCTTGATAAGATCGACAACTTGCAATTCTTCGGTTGGTATTACGTCATCTTTAAACTGAGAGATGATTCTTCCCCAGTGATACTGAAAAAGTTTAAGCTCTTGCTCAGTAAATTGCTGTTGGAGTTCTGACCAGTATGGTCTACGAGTAAGATCATAGTAAGCCCTCTGCTCATCTTGATTTCCCCCAAGCCAATCTGGTATAGGGAGATCACCCTTGGCAACCTTTTTCTGAATAAAACCGAGAATACTGTCTGGATCTCGGTCTAGTTCGGTAGCGAGTCGGTTACAGCTCAGGTTTATGTTTTCCCTAATAAAATTTTCTTCTCTTTTAGAGATTCTACCCTTCTTCATACTTAGCTCCCTTGCTCATATTGTCTTCCGCCCATAAAGGTTGTAAGTTTGTATAGCAAAAACATCTCTCTTGCTCCTCTGTAAAACTTAAATCAAAAGAGGAACAAGGAATAATATGATCAATATGCCATTCTCCATGATTATCCCAACTCATACCGTCTGTAAACTGCGACTCAAGATGCTTTTTTAAATCTTCAAGGCTACACCCAATAAGGTCCATGGTTTTTTTTGACTTTACCGTTCCCTTATTTGCGTAGTCCTTAATAGCCCCTCGTACACGAGATCGGAGAACTTTTCTCATTTTATAGTCAAGATCGTTAGCATACCTTTCTTTATATCTAACCCTCTCTTTTTTTGTAATTTTGTCTTTGTTTTTCTCGTACCAAGCATTACTTATGTTTTTGAAATGTTCAGGGTTGTTCTCTCGGTAGGCTTTTTGTTTAGCCAAGGCTGCTGGCTTATTCTTACGGTAATATTCCTTTTTCAACTCCTTCCTTTTTAAAGAATAATCCTCTCTGGCTTGTGAGTTAAAACAACGCTTACATTGAATACCAAATCCGTCTCGCTGCTTGACAAAATATTCCGTAGTTTCTGGCTTTTCTTCACCACACA